GGTCCGTAAGGACTCAACGTGGTTTAGAAACCTAAACCAGCTCTCAGACGAGCATACTATTGTATCTTGTATCTGTTTGTCTCTCAGGTAAGAGACATGGTAGTCCTAACCAGACTGCTATGAAAGGTCACCTATTGGGTTCTGATTTATCAGAATATTGATAGGTTAACCTTAAGACTCTCCGTCTTCCATTCTCATGGTGGCTGCGGCCCCTTATTATTTAAGGGAAACCGAAGTCAATTGGAGTATAATTCACATAAATATATATGAAAAATACTAATAGTAAAATATCGAACAAAAACCTTCATCAAGGTTCTTTCACATCCAAATTATATGGAATGTTTAGATTCAGATGTTTTAACTATGACCAAATTGATGCCATGATCTCTAGAAATAGAGGTCAGAGCATGGTAGGAATCTTTTTAAGATTGATCCCTGCCATGCTAGGAGTTCTCTCTAAATCCATTCCAACAACACTTAAAGTGTTATTGTACAGAATTAGTAAGCTACATCATGATCAAGGAAAACCTGGTATGGTGAAATACTTAAAAGCTGCAAGTGTTTTATTACAACAAAGCATTTGCGGTTATAAGGTTTCATCTTTTAGTCCGAGAGTTTCTCGTACTAATTCAGGGATTCCTAGGATCCTTCCTATTGGAGTCCGAAGACTTATAAGAAAGGGTAACACGTTTTATATGAAACTTTCTTTAACAGTATTTTCTGTTTTTAGAGATTTACATTATGACACGTTACCGAACTTATCTTCGATTACCTTACCATTTACAGGAAAAATCAAATACGTTAATCTAGTTATACAATTTATACCTAGATTCGTAGAATTATTCTGTAAGGGTATTGATCCTCGAAAGTCTTTAGGTGGAGAATTTAAGTATTTTTCAATACTTAAGTCCTCTCCACAAGTTCCTAATTTTAGGAATTGGCCTTTTAATTCTATGGCTTCGACTAATCCCGTTGTTCTTGTGAGATCTTTATTGGCTTTATCTTTAAAACAGATTAAAGCAATGTTAGCTCTCCATGAAGCGGTATTACCTCAGCCCAAAAAGAAATCAGATCTTAATTTTGGATCTAATATTCATTTTGGCCGATTTGCTAGAAAAGAAGTAAGTGAGACTGTAATAATTAACAGTAAAACTTTTAGTTTTCCTGAATTACTGGTATCATCTTATTCTTTCTTTCATTCGGATAGAATTAAATCAATTCTTTCTGGTTTAAAAGCTTTTCAAATGAAAAACTTATATACTGGAAAATTAGGTCTTAAACAAGAGGCTGCAGGTAAAATGAGAGTTTTTGCGATGGTAGATCCATGGACTCAGTGGACTTTATATCCTTTTCACAAAGTGTTATTTAGAATTTTATCTAAACATCATTTGATTGATGGGACATTTAATCAATTGAGACCATTAAATAGAGCGTTTATTGGTAATAAACCCCTATTTTCAATGGATCTTTCATCTGCAACTGATAGACTACCTATTTCTATTCAAATACCCTTATTTAAGGCTATTTTTAGATTAAATTCAGAACAAGCAGAAGCTTGGAAAGAATTAATGGTAGGTAGAGCTTACCTAGACCCGAACAGTAAAGTTTCGATATACTATGCTGTCGGACAACCTATGGGAGCTCTATCATCATGGGCTATGTTAGCCATGACTCATCATTTAATTGTGCAGGTAGCTGCGTGGTCTTGTGGATACTCATCCACAAGATTATTTAAAGACTATGCTCTCCTGGGTGATGACATCGTTATATATAATGCTAAAGTTAGCAAGAAATATCACGAAATCATGACCGGACTCGGTGTAGAATGTAATTTGGCAAAATCAATCATGTCCCCTAAGGGACTTGGTCTTGAATTTGCGAAGAAGACTATTTATAAAGGAATAGATGTTTCACCTGTTCCTCTTAAAGAGTATTATTCAGCGCTTCAAGGAATACTTCCCCTAATAGAATTTGGGAGAAAATATTCGTTGTCTTTTGTTAAATTACTATCTGTAGCCGGTTTTGGGTATAAAGTTAAAGGAAGTTGTAACCAACCTCTCCATAAATTATCTTTTAAAGTGAGATATTTATATCTCTCTATGATGATTATGGATGCGGCTAATTTATCAAAGACTATCAAGTCTTTGTATAAGAAAAGCCCTTCTATGTTACATACTATTTTAGTTACTAAAGAGTGGGTATATACCCTTCTCTCTGAGTTTCAGAATAGTTTAATAAGACAGAAAGCGTCGGTTATGAAAGTCGATATAGATCTTTTTAGAAGATTTATATTAGATGGAAAAACTTCCTTTGGCAAGGCAGATACTAGAGTCTTTTCTCTAGTTTCTGTTGATGCCTATAGAGACCTTAAACCTAAACTAGAACAATATTTTACCTTATTGATGGTTTCTTCCCAATGGGACTTGATGAAGTCCTTAGAGAAGATACATAGATCATCAAGAGATTTATTATTGGAAATTTCTAGGTCCACTGATAACAGTATGGAGACATTGATGTCTTTCTTTAATAGATATATTGGTCTTGAACAAGAGGTTAAGAAAGTTCAACCTGAACTTTTCTTAAAAACACCGAATGCTCAGAGGGGTCTAGTTAGACTTCCTCAGGCTCGGCCTGGAGTTTTAAGACGATATATCCAAATGGAGACTTGGCAAAGAGCTTTAAATCATGTCCAGATTCGATCCCGAACAATCGGGGTTGATTCTAGTATTAATTCTGAGGTCCCTGCACAAGAATCTGGGTTCCATTTACTTATAGTAATGTTAAGAAGTTTATTCTTTACAACTAGAAGAGCTGGAGGACTATTTCTAGGTCCAGCAAGAAGCTTAATGTTTAGAAGATATATTCTTCCAAATTTAGCTTCTTTTGGATTTAGAACTGTTTTATGGATATGGATAGGAGAAATGTTATTTACATTAATCTTATCAACCATTATTTCTTTCTTCTGTTGGCTAATTTGGATTTTATTCCAATGGCTTTCCGGAGAAGGAACAATGTGGAACATATTCATAACAGCTCTTCCATTCCCTTTATCTGGTTTACCCAGTCTATCGAAGTTCACTATTTGGTTTTATAACTTTATAGGAGCTTCTACGATAGCACCGAGCAATCCTTGGCAATGGTGGCAGTTATGTTCATTTGGGTTGTTAATCCATATGAATATAATGTTATTTCATTTATGGGATCTTGTTCGAGAAATGACTATCGCTCTACCGGTGGACACATGGGCCCAGTGGTTTGGATTACATATTGGTCTTATTCATTTATTGATTATAGATCCAATTATGCAAATCTTTACTTACTGTGCGACATGGCCATCTCATAGAGGGACTGGTAATCTATTACACGGTAATCTGCTAGTGATAACTTATAGAGAAATCTTTGGTTATTTGATGTCAGAATGTTCTGTGATTTATTCCGTTTTAATTAATGGAATTCATCCAAATATGTTACATGATTGTAACTTCTCTGAAACAGAATTACTGTTAGGAGAAACTGACATTGTCGTTAACAATTTAACTGATCCTTGGGTGGAACACCCACAGGCAGCTATTGTTAATGAACTAAATGATCCGTCTGACCTTTGGGTCGTAATAGACAATGTTGAAGAAATACCCCAGCTGCCAGCTCCTTGGCAATATAGGTTAAAGTGGTTAATTATCACTAAACCTGCATTGTTTGGGATGGCCTGTATGGTTACTTCAACTATTGCATACCAGATTGGGGGACATTTAGTATCAATGGTTACGACATAATATCCTGGATTCTAGCAGGGACTCATGGATTTAGAAACCTCCTTGACAATTATTGCACTAATGATTCAGTTATTGGATCAAAAGTGACGATAATTAAACAATTGTAGTACTGTATCTGAACAGTCCCG